TTCCGATCTAATGGTTTACTCAAAATACTTGAGGATACTCCAAACCACGTCTACTTTGTATTGTGCACAACTGATCCACAAAAGTTGTTACCCACCATAAGGAGTAGATGTAGTATGTTCCAAGTTAAACCTCTATCCGATGAAGATATGAGGTCTTTACTTCAGAGAATTGTAAGAAAGGAAAGGCAAGAGATTTCTGATGAAGTATATGATATTCTAATTCGTACAGGACAAGGACTTCCTAGAACAACCATACAGGCATTGGAACAAGTATTGAAAGCCAATCCTGAGAAGAGGGAAGAGATAGCCAAACAGGCTGCATTTGAACAGTCTCAGTCTATTGATCTTTGTAGAGCATTAATGAAAAAGGCTTCTTGGAAAGAGGTTAGTGCAATACTAAATGGATTGAAAGATCAAGAAGCTGAAGGGATAAGAAGAGTTGTACTTGGATATTGTCAAGCCGTATTATTGAAAGGGGACGTCATATGGGCAGGGAGAATAATGGAAGAGTTTATTAATCCATTTTACGATAGTGGATTTCCACAATTGGTTTTTGCGTGTTACTCTATAACTAAAGACAAATGACAGAAAAGGACATCGAAAGAAAGTACCAAAGAGAGACAGGTAAATATGTACCTTTCCCACTTGGATTGAGACCTAACGAACGTGAATACGTCAACTGGCTATTAAAATTAATCATCGAAATGGATGATGAAATAACAGAATTGAAACGACCTAAAGAAAGGGATCATTACGCATGAACTACGAAGATGACATAAGAATTGATGAGTCTTCCTTAGACATGGAATGCTTAAATCAAGCCAGTCTAATGATGAAGTACTCAAGGTTACAAGCTAAACTTGAAAAAGAGGAAGATCTTGCAAAAGAAACCTTAGAGCTTGTAAAGGCTGACCTGGACAAAAATATACGATTGAACCCAGAGGTCTATGAAATCGAGAAAGTTACTGAAGGAGCCATCAAAAGTGTAATCCTATCTAATAAAAGATACAAAACAGCAAATCAACGTTATATTGATGCCAAGTATGAAAACAATGTAGCAAAGGGGGCTGTGAAAGCATTTGAGCAAAGAAAGAATATGTTGGAGACCTTATCAAGGTTACACGGACAACAGTACTTTGCAGGTCCAAAGGTAGCAAGAGATTTATCTGACAAAAGAGTTGAATTTGACAAAAGAATTAGTTCAAAAATATCATCCAATTTAAAACGTAGATAACATTAAAAAGAAAGAAAATGGTACAAAAAAGAAAAAGTAGTTTCAGTTTCAAAGGCAAGACATCTGCCAGGGCTGTACGTGATAAGAAGGAAGGTGCCTCATATGGATACTTATCCTTGCCCAAGAATGTCAGTGTATTCAGTCCTGAACCTGGTTCAAGTGTAAAGCTTGATATCATACCGTACATTGTTTCGACTGACAACCATCCGGACAAAAGTGAACGGGACGGTGTGGCTCTTAAAGGTGATCCTTGGTACAGGCTTGTGTATTGGAGGCATGCAGGATTGGGAGCCAATGGTAATGAATCTGCCGTATGTCTTTCCTCGGTAAGAAAGAAATGCCCCATCTGTGAGTACAGGGCCAAGAGGATTAAGCAAGGTGCAGTGAAAGAAGAAACGGACGTTTTGAAACCTTCAAAAAGAGTCCTCTACAATGTCATTCCTATTGGACATGACAAGTTCGAAAAGAAATTGCACATCTTTGACATCAGTTATTTTAACTTCCAAAATCTGTTGGACGATGAACTGAGAGAAAATGATGATTATAGTGTCTTCCCTGATTTGGAAGAAGGCTTAACACTTAAGACTCGATTCGCTTCCAAAACTATAGCAGACGGAAAGCCTTTCCCACAGGCAAGTCGTATTGATTTTCTTGACAGAGAAAAGGCATACAATCCTTCCATTTTGGATAAGGTGGTTAATCTTGATGAAGTTTTACAGATTGAAACGTACAAACAACTTCAAGCAAAACTGTTTGAAATGGATTTGGAAGGACTTGAGGATGACGGGGAGTTGAAAGATATTGATGATGAAGAAGAAGAGGAAGAAACTCCATCACGTCGTAAGGGGAAGAAAGTTGTGGAAGAGGAAGAGGAAGAGGAAGAGGAAGAGGAAGAGGAAGAGGAAGAAGATAAAAAACCAAAAAAGAAATCAAAACCTCTAACCAGAAAACACCCCTCAAAGGAGGATGATGATGAAGAAGAAGAAGAGGAAGAAGATGATGCCTCTCCGAAGAAAAAAGTACAAGGAAAAGATACAAAGAAAAAGTCAAAATGTTCGTATGGGCACACCTTTGGTGAAGACCATGATGAATTTGATGAGTGCGGAGATTGTGAAGTTTGGGATGACTGCTTAGAAGAAAAGGAAGGTTGAAATGGCAATCATTGGATCAAAAAGAAAAGATATGAAGTTTGTAGGGGTTCAAATTCCCCTACAGACTCATAACTATCTTACTCTCCATTGTTTGGCCAACGGTATGTCAAAAGCTCAATTAATCAAAACACTGATTGAGGAATGGTACGCTGAAACTGATAGGGCGGAGAATGTTTTAATTCAAACCATTATAAAGAAAGTAAATAAAGAATGGGGGATAAGAAAGAAAAGGCACCCTAGAGCTTCATTTGTCGAATTCAAATCCTTACTTGTAAACGAACTGATTTGGAAAGGATTATCGGAAGAACAAACATATGCAATTATATCACAAATTGAAGGATAAATGGAAAGAAAGAAAAATGAGGCACTTAGCAAACAAGTTCAAAAGAGGATTTCAAATTCAAAAAACGTCTTCGAAAAAGAAGAGAAGGAAGGTTCTTTCAAGTCGGGAAACATCAGTACTGGGTCTACCTTGCTTGATCTCTGTATATCGGGAGGAAGAGTCTGGGGAGGTGGTTTGCCAGGTGGAATCTTTGTTGAGATATTCGGCCCTGCTGGAAGTGGGAAAACCGTACTCCTGTGTGAAATAGCAGGGGCCATACAACGTAAAGGAGGGAGTGTGATGTTTCATGATCCGGAAGCAAGATTGAATCCTACCTTTGCTAAGATGTTCGGATTAAACATAACTGAAGAGAATTACAAACGTCCAAATATAGTGCCTGAGGTATTCAGAGCAGTTAGAAAGTGGGAACCTGAGGATCCTAATGTAGTCAACGGCATTATGGCTGACAGCTTGGCTGCTTTATCCACTAATATGGAAATGGAAAAGGAAGAAGGGGATAAGATGGGTGGAAGGAGAGCAAAGGAATTCAGTGAGGAACTTCGTAGAACCTGTCGAATACTTGCAGAGAAAAATTATTTAATGGTGGCTTCAAACCAAATACGAGAAAATATGGACGCTGGACCTTACGGACAAAGATACACTGTTCCAGGGGGAAAAGCAATGGAACATTATCCCAGCCTACGTCTCAAGGTTCAAGTCGTAAAAAAGATAAAGGTAGAGAAAACATTCCATGGTAAAACTGTCAATCGAATTATAGGAGTTGAGTCTGAGGTTGAAGTATATAAGAACACCGTATGGAAACCATATCGAAGTGCTCCAGTAACTATTATCTTTGACTACGGTATTGATGACATTCGACAGAATTTACAATTCGTGAAAAACTATTCAAAGAAGAATGTTTACACCTTAGGTAGTGATACCTTAAGTAAAAGCATGGATGAGTCAATTCGTATGGTTGAAGATGATAACATGGAAGACAGACTTCGACAAGAAGTCATAATACTTTGGAATAAAATTGAACGTGAATTTGACAGTAATCGTAAACCAAGAAGACCACAATGATAAAGAGAAGGAGCAATAATAAACTTACCGTATTAACGAATGATCCTTCTCTCACTGCTTGGGGATGGGCCATTGTTCAAGATAGTATTGTCATAGGAACAGGATGTATCAAAACACAACCTGAACAAAAGAAACGTAGAATACGTAAAGGTGATGATACCGTTCGAAGAATAAGCATAATCGTTGAGATTTTATTTGGTTTGATAAAACAATATAATGTCAACTTCGTTTTGTCTGAACTTCCTCATGGAAGTCAAAATGCACAGGCAGCAGTTATGATCGGAGTAGTTACAGGCATCGTCCAAACAATGGTTGAGGTGTTAGACATACCTGTTGAGTGGTACAGTGAACAAGACAGTAAATCATTTGTATTAGGAAAGAAAGCAGCCACCAAAACACAAATGGTTGATGCAATGTATTCTAGATTTAACTTACCAAAAGATAAACCTAAATACATCAAAGAAGCGGTAGCAGATGCATTGGCTATCTACTGTGTAGCATACAGTCAATCTCCTACTCTTAAAATGATGTCCAAATGGAAGAGGTAGCAAAACAAGAATTGATAGCCAAGTTCTTTAAAGAGATCGAAGGTATTCCAAGGGATAATGAAGCAGTGTGGAGTTTGGTTTTTGTTCAAAAACTTAATACCTTTGTCGAAGATATTCATATGCGTGGAAAGATAGAAGGGTTTGAAGATGGATTCAGAGAAGGAAAGAAATTTGCAGAGAAACGATATAGTCAACTAAATTAATTTAATATGAAAAGATTATTGTATTTAGGAATTGCATTATTCCTCATTGTATTTGAAGCAGTCCCGGAAGGACTTGCTTTGGGAGGTCACAAAATGATAGCAGGGATAATTGAATTTGTTTACCTTGCTGGAGTAACTCTAACGGTGTTTGCATATTTTACTAAGTCATACCCATTAAGTAAATGGCAATATTACAGAGGATACAAAACATTATATGATATGGATGAAAGAGCATTCCCTCCATTTTGGCAATATATTATAGGATATCTACTTTTACGTATTGCCATCTTTGATATCATATTTAATTTATCTGCTGGATTAGATCCTTTCTATATTGGGTCAACAAAACTATTTGATATTATAGCGTCAGAGTTAGGAAGTTGGGGTTGGTTTATGCGTTTTGTTTTGGGTTTAACTGGATTGGCTTGGATATTAAGAAAATGAAATGGCTTAAGAATCTATTTAAGAGTAAGGTTATTGATTTTACAAAACCTTCAAAGGAGGAAGAAATGAATTCCCTCAAGAAGGACGGATTCTACATGGATCAAAGTACCATAAAGGAAGAATCTTATCCAGTATGGACAAAATATATACAAGATTCAAATGGGGACTTAATAGATGTTCGAACCAAAGATTGTCCTATTATTCCCGAAGACAGATCATAATGTATTAAAGAAGAAGAATGATTAAGTCAGTTAAAATACAAAATATTCAATCACATGAGGGGACAGAACTATCCTTCCACCCCGGAGTTAATATTATACTTGGAGAAACGGATGGAGGAAAAACGGCAATTATTAGAGCTTTGCAATGGGCCGTTCGGGGAAAGCCTGTTAGAGGAAATACAATACAATCGACATGGGGTGGTGAGTCGAGGGTGTGTGTGGAATTGGAAGACAAGAAAGTTTCTAGGAGTAAAAGCACATCTGATTCATATACAATATACGAAAGGGGTCTTGATAAGTCTCAACAACGAAGAGTCAATACCTTTAAGGCTTTTGGTTCTACAATACCAGAAGAGGTTGAAAGGGCTTTTAATATCGGAGACATTAACTTCCAAAATCAATTAGATTCTCCATTCTTATTAAGTAAAACCCCAGGTGAGGTGGCTCAACACTTCAACAAAATAGCTGGATTAAATCAAATAGGGATAAGCCTAAAACAAATTAAGAGTTGGTTATTAGCAATAGAAAGAAATCTCAAATTCAAAAGAGAAGAAAGGAAAAGATTAAAATCCCAATTGACAAAGTTTAATCACTTAGATAAGTTTGAAGTTGAAGTTGAGGTATTGGAACAATTGGAAGTGCAACGAAACAATTTAGTTAAATCTAATACGCAATTGCAATCATTAATATTTGACATCGAACTCGTAAATACTGATATTAAAGATACTTCAAAAGTTTTAAAGATAAAAGAACCTGTTGAAAATTTACTACAATGGTACAAGGAATTAGAAAATGCTAAATTAGAGCGAAACAGGTTATCTCAGGCAATTAATAGCCTAAACAATACAGTACACCTGTTAGGGGTAGAAAAGGCGAAGCACACGGCGTTGCTCGAGAAATATCGTAAGGTATTCCCAAACGTTTGTCCTTTATGCGGATCTAAGGTAAATGCAAACCAAATAAAAATATAAACCATGATCGACGACACCAAGAAAACTGACTTATCTGTCTTCTTAAAAGATGCACAGAAATTGTTAAATATGTCAAACCAAGATGTCTCTGACATATTACATTGTACACCAACTCAGGTATCTCAAATAAAGAATCCACTCTATTGGAAGATGGTACCTAAGAGTACTTGGGAATTCTTATTAGAATGGAAGGAGCAAAGGAAGGATGTGACTTCTATCATGGTTCCTGATACTCCAGTAATGGAACCTGATAAAGCCCTTATTGCACTTAAGAGATCTGTTGCACCTGTTCCTCAAACTCCCTATCCTGTTGAGCATGGAATTCCTATACCAGCCAGAGCACAACCTTTTGACGTGTATCAATTGCATAGGTTAGAAGTAGGGGATTCAATAGCCTTACCTATCGTGCCTGGTTGGACATCAAAACAGATATATAGCAGAGTTGACAGTGCTGTATCTAAGTTTCGTAAAACCCATCCAGATACGAAATTTACTTGCAGACACATAAAGGAAGAATCTGTTGTAAGATGTTGGAGGATTGAATAATGTCAAGCAAAACACAATATAAGGAAGCCCTGTCAAAGGCACAGGAAGTAATAAGAAAGGAAAACCAAAAGTTCCTTCTATTGCAAAAGAAATTTCAAACCTTAAGTGGAGAATATATGGACGAAGTCAAGAAGGTAAGACATCTTGAAAAGGCTTTGTCAGAAAGGACTTCGCAATTAAAGGCGTTGTCTTCAAAGAAGTGGTGGCAATTTTGGAAATAAACTAAGATTATGAAATACAAAGTCGAACATCTTGAAGGTAGTACATACCAAATATGGAAAATAAAATTCCCAAAAGATATAATTACAACAGATTCTCCTTCCTACCTCAGGGCATATTGGGAGGTTGTTTTTCAAGGAACCTTACCTGAATGTGAAGCTTGGATAAACCTACATGAAAAAGGGTATATGGAATGAAAAGCTCAAAAGACAGATATTGGGTTATCACTATATGGTATGATAATAAAGATATTACAAAAAAGTATCAAGGTAATACTTCTCATATCATAAGGGCTAAATCTGAAAAGGAAGCATTACGAATAAGAGAAAAGTACGGAATTGCATATCCTATACGTTCTGATAGGATTAGGAAAGTGGAATGTTTTAAAATGGATAGCAGACGCAGGGAAAATAGAATAAGATTACATAACAGAAGATTGCATGCCACAGGTTCTATTTGGTATGAAGAAAATGATGAATTAAAAACAGAGGAATGGAAAGAAAGAAAAGCATAAGAAAACCTTCACTTCCTTCATTGATACTCACAAGTGATTGGCATCTACGGGAAGATACACCTACTTGCTTTACAGGTGATTGGCATCAAGAACAATGGAAAGCAGTAAAAGTGATACGTAATCTACAAGCAATGTATAATTGTCCTGTTATTCATGCCGGAGATTTATTTCATCATTGGAAACCTTCTCCAAGATTACTTTCCCAAGCACTTTATTTCTTACCTGAACAATTCTATACCATTTATGGGCAACATGATTTACCTCAACACAATTGGAAGCTAAGAGAGAAGAGTGGATTGCACACTTTGGAAGCGGCAGGAAGATTAACTGTACTGGACGGGTGGCATTATGGACAAACTCCTGACGGTACAGGTATGTTGGGAGCATATGGTAGAATGATTTGTGTTTGGCATCATCTAACTTATATTGACAAACCTTTTCCAGGAGTATCAGGTGGTATGGCAGAGGGCATATTGAGAAAATATCCTAAATATGATTTAATAGTTACTGGAGATAACCATACTTCATTTACCGTAGCATATAAAGGACGTAGACTTGTAAATCCTGGAAACCTAACTCGTCAAGCCGCTGATCAGATTGATTATAAACCACGAGTGGCTTTATGGTACGCTGAGGACAATGTAATTGAATGGGTACCTTTACCTATGCAAAAGGGAGTAATATCCAGAGATCATATAACCAAAGTGGAAGAAAGAGATAAAAGAATACACGCATTCATAACTCAATTAAGTGAAGATTGGGACGTTGAACTATCCTTTGAAAAGAATCTAGAAAGATTTCAACAAGCCAATGATGTAGAAGAGGATGTTATGCAAATCATTTATGAATCATTAGAAAGAAACATACGGAAATGACTAATAAAAAAGAAATACCTACAAATGTTTATATTTTTGATAATGGCATGATTTCTTGTCGTGATCAAAATGGAAATCAAATACCAGAATTACAACATAGCTTTATATCAAGATGGCTTGAAGAAGCAGAAAATAAAGGTTATGATTTATCTCAAATTAAATCATTTAAAATTGCTGGTAGTGATGTAATCCCTATTAAAATAGAAGGTGGTTGGAATTATAAACTTGAATAAAATGACTGAAAAAGACTTATTAGATCTCAAAGAAGAGATTAAAACGGTAGAAACAAAAGTATCAGAATTAAAAGGTCAGCAACAGATGTTAATGAAACAACTGAAGGAGACTTATGGTTGTGATACTATTGAGGAAGCTGAAAAGAAGTTGAAAACAATGCTAAAGAAAATCCTTATCATTCAAAACAAGATTGAAAAAGGAACAAAAGAATTGGAGGAGAAGTATGGATCGTAAAGGATTTTTGAAAAGAGTATTTGGTGCTGCAGTAGTTGCTGCAATGCCAAAGGTAGTAGTAAATCAAATAGAATCACTACCAGCTCCTGTGGAAGAGAAAGAACCTATATTTCTTGATAAGGTTACAGAGAAACCTATTATTCCTAACATAAGTGAAAGAATTTTATTCATATATGATAAGGAAAAGTTGATAGGATATAGTGCCCAATTTGATTTATCCTCAAAGATGGACACCATGTACTACCGTATTTATGTTGATGATCTTGAATGGTATACTCAACCACTTATTCCTCCAAAATACACACTTTCTGCCAACCGTATTCATTGGATTGTCAATCCTGAGGATTTATTTGCTTCACAACAAACACTTGACTTTTTAATAAAATATAACGAACTTACATTGAATGGTCAAATGTATATATCATCATTACATCTTTCTTTCAATGTATTTGAACAAGGAGAATATTCTTCTGAATTTGAAATAATAGGTGCAGTAGCAATTGAAACAGCATGACAGTACAAAACCTAAGACATAAATTAGAGCAACAGAAAGGGAGAAGACAACAAATCCTTGAAGAGTTGGTACTCATTAGAGCAGATATTGAGCAATTGAAAGCCGATGAATTAAGACACCAAAAGGCACTTGAGATTGTAAAGGAAGTTGGTTTGAAAACACAGCAACAATTGCAATATCATATCTCAGATATTACTTCTCTTGCTCTTGATTCTATATTTGACAACCCATATACCTTGGTTGTAGAGTTTGTGCAGCGGCGGGGAAAAACTGAATGTGATTTATTCTTTGAGAGAGATGGTGAAAGGGTAAATCCATTACTCGCTTCTGGCGGGGGTACGGTTGACGTCGCTGCATTTGCTTTAAGAATTGCTTCTTGGAGTATGGCTAAACCTAGAACAAGAAATGTAATGATATTGGATGAACCTTTACGTTTCGTAAGTGCTAAGTACCAAGAAAAGGCTTCAGCCATGATTAAAGAAGTATCTGAAAAGTTAGGTATCCAATTTATCATTATTACACACAATGAAGTATTGGCAAGTTATGCAGATCGTACATTTGAAGTAACCATTAAAAACGGAGTAAGTCATGTCAAACAAAGTTAATTATCCAAAGAATGATAAGTAATTGATTAAATCAAAATAATATGACAGCAGAAGAAATGAAAGAAGTTATCATTATACTCAAAAAGGAAATCAATCATGATAAGTCTCGCAGAAAGATGTATAAAGATATCATAATTGTTGATAATGAAAAAAACAAAGCCGCTGAAAGAGTAATTAATTATTACACCGACCGGATAAAGGCTTTTAAAAAAGTAATAAGAATTTTAAATAAANNTCATTTGAAGAAAATCAAATATCGGACGGATGGCACACATTTGATGATCTCTATGAATTTAGAAAATTGTATAATGCCGCTCTTTTTAATGAGTGGGCGAAGATGAAACTTTATGATGTGCATAAGTCGATAAGACATAATGACGGAGAATACTGTTTTGGTGGAGGTTGGTTTATTGTAGTAGCAATCTTACCAGATGGGCAAATTTCTAACCATTATAAGCTGGAGGATTGGGACTTATTTAAAATTCCAATAGTTTTAAAAGCCAAATATCCATTCGATGGGCATACAGAGAAAGATGTCATAAAAAGATTAAGATCACTTATCGATAAATAATGTTAAAAGATTAATTAAATCAGAATAATATTAATAATTAAAATTAAACAAAATGAATCAGAAAATTAATGAAGTAGAAATTAACGGCATAATTTATGTGCCAAAAGGAACTGAATCAGTAGAATATACTGGCGAAATTAAGATTGTTGTTTTACAACGCGGGTGGGTGTTTATTGGAAGATTTGAGCGTAACGGCAATGATTGTAAGTTACATAATGCTTATAACATACGCATATGGGGTACAACAAAAGGATTATCTGAACTTGTTAATGGAGCAACATCAATGACTAAATTAGATAAATGTGAAGGAGTTGTCGAATTTGATTATCTGACAGTAGTTTGTATGATAACTGTAAATCAATCAAAATGGAATCTCGAATAGCTGTTAATTTTGAAAATAGCCTGAATACTTATGGCAACGGCAACGGCAACGGCTACGGCGATGGTAATGGCTACGGCAATGGTAATGGCTACGGCAATGGCTTTTAATTTCATCTGAATTATCTTCATCTACATAATGTAGCCATTT